TGGAAATAATTATTACAATGTACGCAGTTAGTATTGTTGGAGGTTTAATTATATTAGCCATACAAAATTAAATGTTAAAATATTTAGCTTCAATACCTGTTGTACTTTCAGTAATTGCAGGGGCTTATGGTGGTCTTAACTATATAAACAAATTAACAACTAAAATAGATGATAGTGCCGATCAAATCATGGTCTTGCACAAGGATATAGAAAATATCCATCAACTTTATTCAGAAAAAACTAATACCAATTCTAAAAACTACGCAATGGCAAGGGAAGAACTTGTTAAAGAGATAACTGAACTTGTTACTTGGGTTGGTAGAATTGAGGCAAGAGTACAATCATTAGAAACAGGATCATATAAACTTGCTTCTGAAGCAGAATTAAGAGCAGTTGAGCAAAGTTACTACACTTTAAGAGATGATATTAATCAATTTAAGTATGATCTAAAGGAGTTAGAGAGACAATTAAGTGGTGGTTACTAATGCGAACTTTATTTTTCGTATTGAGTTTTATACTCATAGTTTCTGCTATTACAAGTGATGCTAAAGCAGTTAATGAATATCTAAACGACTATCCTACTCATTGTTCAAAAGGAAGTTGGGAACTTTACACAGAAGTTGATAGATACGACTACGACCAACGAATGAATAGTTCTTCTGATTATTTTGCTGATAGTGGTAAAATTGGTATTCGTTTTAGAAAAGAATTTGGCTCAACTTGTACTGATCCATATAAAAGAATGATGATTGAAAATATGGAACTTAAACAAGAATTAGAATTATTAAAATTATGTGGCAGATACAAGGAACTAGATTTAGGCGAGTCTTTTCAAACTGTTCGCAAAAAATGTAAAGATGTGAACAAGAAAGATGATTAAATCTATATGTGCAACTTTATTGTTGTGCAGTTTATCTAGTTATAACTTTGATTTTAAATACTCCAACAAAAACCAATTTGTTAGAGGTATAACCGAATGTACTGTTCATTTTAATACAGCCATACCACCTCAATATAGAGCAATCGTTATTGTTTCTGTGGCTCAAGCAGCATTAGAGTCTAATTGGGGAGAGTCAAGATTTGCCAGGTTAGGTAATAATTTCTATGGTATGATAGAAACAGATAATACAAAACCACATATCAAAGCACTTGATAGTAATATTCTTCTTAGAAAGTATGGAAGAAAATGTGAGAGTGTTGCTGATTACATTACTTTACTTAATAGTGGTACACAATTTAAAGCATATAGAGAAGTTAGAAATAAAGAAACAGTTACACAAGAAGTTAATCTTGATGAAATAATAAATAGTTTAAATACTTTTGCATTAGATAAAGATTACACAAACAAGATAAAGAAAACAGTAGATTATTTATTAAGAGAATACCCAGAAATATTTTTAATAGTGAAAGGTCAAGATGTCTGATTGGGAAAATCAATATACACAAATTTGTAAAACATTAGATGAGATTAAATCTGAGGTAAAAGAAAACAGACAAGAGGTAATGAAACTCAAACAAGAAATGGCAACTGGAAAAGGTGCTATTAGAACAGCCATATTTATCGGATCAGTATTAGGAGCAATTTATACATTTTTTAGATTAATGGATTAAAAAACAAGCCCATATCTCAACGTAGAAGAAGAAAACTGACCTTCCTTGACCATTAGTACCCCCCTAAAAAGGACGTTATATGAAGACTTTAATAATTTCGGACCTTCATTTTCCTTATGCGCACAAAGACAGTTTGCCTTTTTTAAAAGCTGTTAAGTCCTGGTTGAAGCCAGACAGAGTTGTAAACATAGGAGACGAAGTTGATTATCATGCGATCTCATTCCATGACAAAGACCCTGATCTTGATAATGCTACTCAAGAGCTGCTGAAGGCAAGAGAAGATATAAAAAAATTAGAAAAGTTATTTCCTAAAATGGATTTACTTCATTCTAATCATGGTTCCCTGGTGTTTCGTAAAAGAAAATATCATGGTTTACCTGACTACATTATAAAAGATTACGCAGATATTCTTGATGTTAATAAAAAGAATTGGAAATGGCACGATAAACTTATCTTACATGATAAGCATGGAAGTTATTACTTTGTTCATAATATGAATAAGGACCCATTAAAATCTTCCATGTCTATTGGTATGAATTTTATTCAAGGTCATTATCATACAGATTTTCAGATTAAATATTGGTCTTCCCCAGAAGCTCTTAAATGGGGATTGTCCGTAGGTTGTTTAATTGATAAAGACTCCCTAGCTTTTGCTTATTCAAGAGTAAATATCCGAAGACCCATACTTGGCTGCGCTTATATAGAAGACGGAATACCTAATTTAATTCCTATGGTTTTAGAAAAAGGTAATCGTTGGATAGGTAAGATATGAAAACAAAAGATAAGTTAGTTCAAGGTGTCATTGATCGTATTGCTAAACGATCTGAAGAAGGAATAAAAAAATTTGGTTGCACTATGTTGCAATCTAAAAAACCTACAATAGCTTGGATAGACGAAGCTCAACAGGAGCTTTCAGATGCCATTATATACTTAGAAAAGTTTAAATACATTTTAAAAGAAGAAGAATTGGAACAAGAAAAAATTGGAGGAACAGATGATTGAAGAAATAAAAAATAGAATTAAGGAACACGAAGGTTATAGAAATAAAGTTTATAAAGATCATCTAGGAAACAGAACAATATTTTGGGGACATCTATGTGATGCAGGGGACCCTTACGAAGATGGTGTAGAATACACAGAAGAACAAGCTATTGAAGTTTTTAATAGGGATTTTAATGACGCATTTGATTTAGCTAAAACATTTTTGTATGACCCAGACAAACATCATGCAGATATTTTTGGTGTATGTATCGAAATGAGTTTTCAATTAGGAAGTCGATTGTTTAAATTTAAAAATTTTAGAGCAGCATTAGAAAAGAAAGATTATGAAACAAGTTGTATGGAGATGAAAAATTCCCTTTGGGCAGAACAAACCCCTGGAAGATGCGATTCTTTAATTAAAGTCGTGGAGAAACATAAATGAAAATTATTATAACAGTTTTATTTACTTCTTTAGTTTTAATTGAGCTTGGTAGTTTAATTATTTCTTATAAACAAGTAGGTGGCAATATATGTTAAATTTATTATTAGGACCAGTTGCAAATATTGTTTCTAGTTCAGTTCAAGGTTTTATTGAAACTAAAAAAGCAAAACAAGAGCTTAAACTGACAGAAATAAAAGCAACTACTAAACTTAAAGAAGATCAAATAGCAGGTCGTGTGGCTTGGGAAGCATCTGCTGTTGATCAAATGAAAGGTAGTATCAAAGATGAAGTAGCATTATTTGTTTTACTTACTCCTGCTGTCCTTTCTTTTATTCCTGGTATGACAGAATACGTTAAACAAGGTTTTATCGCCTTACAAGAAACACCAGTTTACTACCAACATTTATTATACATAGCAATTTCTGCAAGTTTCGGAATTAAAGGAGCTTCAGGAGCAATGAAGTTATTTAAAAAAAAATAAGGAGGTAATATGAAATTACTACAAGACTTATGGGACCATTTAAAAGAATGGAGTTCGTGGGGTGTTAAGGATTGGGTTAAAGCAGGTATTGTAGCTTTAATCGTTCTTTTTGTAATCGGTGCAATCTAATGCAAAAGAAGAAACCTAGATACTAAATGAAAAAGGTTAAACTACCTTCCAAAGTTACTATTGGAGCCTTTGAGGTAGAGTTAATTACTATACCACATGACATTAGTTATGAAGTTTCAGAAGCACAGGGGGCCTTCGTTGGAAAGCCCCCTTACAAAATATATTTAGATGAAGATATTATTAATCGTGGTGGTGCAGACGCAATAAACGTAGTTATCCATGAAATGTTGCATGTTGGATATTACCAATATCTTCTCAAAGAAAAAGAAGAAGAAACTGTTGTTAATTCCTATGGGAATTTCATCACAGAATTACTCACTCGTTCCGAATTAAAAGCATGGATAATTGACAATATGTAGAGGACCTAT